AAACACAGTTGACCGCAATGAAGCAGCAGAAACTGTGGTTCAGATTCTAATGGATAATGATAGTGATGTGGAAGACATCCGTAACGCTTTCAAAGGCGATACAGATATCAAACGAGCACTTACGGCATATCTTGACAACGACAAAGACTACACTGAAGACGAAGAAGAGGATCCTGAAGAAGAGGATTACAACGAAGACGACTGGGAAAATTAATGTCTAAAGTTTTTGAAATTCGGGACTATTACTGCTCCATGAAGTTCAAATTTCTAAAGATTGACTTGGAATCTGCGACCACTTATAATTGTCATGCAGCTAGTCCGCATCCAGTTGATTTTAATTGGCTAAAGAATAATCAAGGTAATTTGTTTAACACTGATGTCAATGTTGCCGAACGGCAAATGATGTTGGAAAATAAGCGCAATTCAAGTTGTGAACAAAATTGTTGGCCTGCTGAAGACAACGGTGCCCAAAGCCCACGACAGTATCAAATGGGCACACAGCGCACCCACTCAGTGGTTAAGACCAATCCAGAGATTGTTGATCTAACAATTGGTAGTGATTGTAATTTGACTTGCAGTTATTGTTGTAAAGAATATTCTTCTGCCTGGCGCAGAGATTTATCCATAAACGGAAACTATGCTGTGCAGTCTGACACAAACAGATTTGCGTTAACGATCAAAGATACTGTCTTGATGAAAGTTAGTCAGTCGGCATTAAAATCGACCTTGCATTATCAAAGTTTACTAAACGAGATCAAACTGGTTGCTCAGACACTAAAAAAATTAGTAGTAACAGGGGGCGAACCTTTTTTGGATAACCAGCTGATAGAAACAATCAGTCAATTACCATTCTCAAAAGATTGCAAGATACAGATATACACTGGATTGGGCGTGAATGTTTCAAGATTTGAAAAAATGCTAAACCGTTTAAAAGCAGTTGAAAATTTGTATCTAACTATTAGTGCAGAATGTACTAATCAATTACATGAATTCAATCGCTATGGTTCTTCCTGGTTGGATTTTGAACACAAAATCCAACTAATTCGCAAGCATGGCATAAAGTATGAGTTCCAATCCACACTTTCAAATTTAACTGTATTTGGATTTGCTAATTTTGCTAAACAATTCAAGGATGATACTATTAGAATAACTTTTGCGTATCAACCAGACATGATGGCTCCATATGTTCTTGATTCTACGAGCAAACAACTTATAATAGAACAGTTACAGTTGTTACCCGAATCAATGAAAAATCAAATTGTGCAATCAATGTCAGCAGAGCCAACTGAATCTCAACGCCAGGGTATCAAGCAATTTCTTACTGAGTTTGTCGACAGACGAAAAGATCTTGACATATCTATATACCCAAAGTATTTTTTAAATTGGATAAGTTATGTGGTATAGTCGAGTAGTTGCCAATCTTGATGCTATTCCAGATTTTATAGCACACTACGAGCGTGAAATAACTGACGCTAAAAAAGACTGCCGTATTGGCGGCTTGGTAGAAAAAAACATCACAGCACTCCCGGGCTTGACTGAGTTTAGATACAACCAGCTTCAAGAAATTGAGGCTGTATTAAACTATCTCAACATACAACTGCGTAAAATACGCAGAAAGCACTTTCAAAAGTACCTGGAAGGCTATGCTCGTGCGTTGACCAGTAGAGATGCCGAAAAATATGTAGACGGCGAAGACGAAGTCATTGACTACGAAACCATAATCAACGAAGTAGCATATCTACGTAATCGTTGGTTGGGAATCATGAAGTCGCTTGAAAGCAAAAATTTCATGCTCGGACACATTGTTCGTCTAAGAACTGCTGGCATGGAGGATATCCAGGTGTAAATACCGATATGAAAAAAATTGTAATTGTTACTGGTGGATTTGATCCACTGCATTCAGGACATATTGCCTATCTACAGGCAGCCCGCAAATTGGGTGATGAACTGGTAGTTGGGCTTAACAGCGATAGTTGGCTTGCTCGTAAAAAAGGCAGGCCTTTTATGCCTTATGCTGAACGCTATGCAGTGTTGTCTGAACTGCAATGTGTTGACCGTGTATTAGATTTTGATGACACTGACGGATCGGCAAAAGCATTGATTCAACGCATGTTAGACACAACTGATGTTGATTTGGTGTTTGCCAATGGTGGCGATAGAACTGATAAAAATATTCCAGAAATGGATATTGACAATCGTCGACTGACGTTTGCGTTTGGTATTGGTGGGTTTAGCAAAGCCAACAGTTCTAGCTGGATCTTAGAAGAGTGGAAAAAACCCAAGACTTCTCGTACCTGGGGATACTATCGTGTGTTACACGAAGTTGGTACCAACACCAAACTCAAAGAACTTACTGTTGCTCCTAAGACTTGTCTAAGCATGCAACGGCATGAAAAACGAGCAGAGTTTTGGTTTGTAGCCGAAGGCGAAGCCACAGTATACACACTAGATTCCAGCACAGATAGAGATGTCAAAGACCACATGACCATACATGAATCATGCTGGATCAACCGCAACGAGTGGCACCAACTGTGTAACGAAACTGATCGCCCACTCAAACTGATTGAAATACAGTTTGGTGAAGATTGTGTGGAAGAGGACATTGAAAGAAAATGAAGGCTGGAAAAATATGGGGGCAAACCGAACTGCTAGAAGCCAACGGAGTGTTGGAATTTCACAGGATAGAAGCTTGTGCAGGCGGCGTCTGTTCCAAACATAAACACAAGTTCAAATGGAATGGATTTTTTGTTGAGTCTGGTAAATTGATTATTCGTGTTTGGAAAAACGGATACGATCTAGTAGACGAAACTGTACTTACAGCAGGACAATATACTAAAGTGGCACCTGGTGAATATCATCAATTTGAAGCGGTACAAGATACAGTAGCATTTGAACTGTATTGGGCAGAATTTGATCATAGTGACATTGAACGAGAAACTGTTGGCACAATTAAAACAAAACAATGACACTAAAAATTTTTATTGGATGGGACAGTAGAGAACCTGAGGCTGCAGAAGTCTGTGAGTACAGCATTAAAAAACATGCTACAGTGCCAGTGGAAATTCACTTTCTCAAACAAGCAGAACTACGTGCTCAAGAAATTTATACTAGAGAGCCAGATTTGCAAAGTTCTACAGAATTTACATTTACTAGATTTTTAGTTCCCTATCTTTGTAACTATCAAGGAAATGCAGTATTTGTTGATTGCGATTTTTTGTTTGAACATGATGTTAAAGAACTATTTGAATGTGCAACCAATAGTAGCATAGCAGTTTCTGTGGTGCAACACGATTATCAGCCAACCAACGCTATAAAAATGGATGGCAAAACACAATATCAATACCCAAGAAAAAATTGGTCGAGTTTGATGTTGTTTAACTGTGCGCATCCAGATTGTCAAACACTGACTCCTGAAATTGTCAGTTCACAGACTGGTGAATTTTTACATAGATTTAACTGGACTGGTTATGAAATTGGAAGTCTTGACAAGACTTGGAATTGGTTGGTAAATTGGTATCATGAGCCACAAGATGGTAAACCAAAAGCCATACATTATACCGAAGGCGGCCCTTGGTTTCCAAATTATGTCAAAACTGAATACGGCGGTAACTGGATTCAAGCATATAACGAACTAACAACACCGCCTCCTGTCCCTCCACCCCCACCTCCTGATCCACATGTATTAGATCAAGTTACAACAGAGATACGACAAATATTTGACAACATCTTAAAATACCGTGTGGATCCCGAAGGTGCGTACTACGGCATTACGTTGGAAAAGCTACAAGAACAATTGGCTGCTGTGCCTGTCGATCAAGTTGTGGCACTAGACAGTGAATACAGATACAAAAGGAAAGGTCACATGTACGATCCACTACTGCAAAGTTTTGTCCAAGGTGCCGGCGGACAAATATCCACTTGGGAAAAACAACAAGATACCATGATGCCGGCTGTGATACGTGGTATCACCAAAGGCAAACAAATGGATGGATGTCGTGCCGCTGGCAGAGATTTTTATTACATGGATACAGGGTACTTTGGCAACGGCAAACGCAAACTGTATCACAGGATTACCAAAAACAATGTGCAAAATTTTGGTCCTATTATAGACAGACCAGTCGACAGGCTACAAGCAACTGGATTTCAGCCACATAAATTCTATCGTGGTACTAACATCCTCTTGGCACCACCCAGTCAAAAACTCCTAAACTTGTACAACATCAATCTTGAAGAATGGTTGCAAAACACACAAGATGAAATAAAAAAATACACTGATCGTCCTGTAATAACTCGACTCAAACAAACACGGGCATCTAGGGTAAGTGACAACACTATGGAAATGGCTCTAGCACAAGATGTGCATTGTTTAGTCACATTCTCTAGCATTGCAGCCGGTGAAGCATTGTTGCTGGGCAAGCCAGCTATCACACTGGGACCAAATGCCGCTGCCGCATTGTGCAGTCAATCACTGAGTGAAATTGAAAACCCAAAGATTCCCACGCTAGATGAAGTTGCTGCCTGGGCAAGACACATTGCCTACTGTCAGTTTACCGAAGTAGAAATGCGTGACGGAACTGCCTGGCGGATTCTAAATGACCATTGATGCAGTGGTGTATGTTAGCTCAGTTGCTAACTATCAAAAACATCCTAGAAAAATTGAATGTTTGGAAAGTTTTGCCGCTGGTGTCAAAAACTCAGGCGGCAATGTGGTAGTAGAGTATAACTACAACTATGTTCCGGGCAGGCTAGCAGTGATGTTGGGATGGGCCACAACCAACACAGGTGGTAGAAATATCGCGTTAAGAAAACAAATTATTGCTGAACAACAGCGCCGTAAATTTCATACCATGTGTATTGATGCCAGCTGTTGGAAATATCTAGATGACCACGGCACTTATTTGCGTTACAGTCTAGGCGGACCATTCTATGATCGTGCTGAATATGCCAATCGCAACAGCGACAATTCAAAATGGATGGAGATTAGCACACGGTTCAACATTAAATTAAATAACACACCAGTTGGTCAACCAGATGGACATATCTTGATATGCATGCAACGTGATGGCGGATTTGCCATGAAAACTCTAGATCCCATACACTGGTTGGGTGTCAAGATAAAACGCATTAGAGCATATTCTGGCAGACGCATTTTGGTCAGACCCCATCCAGGCGCATACAAACTGCAAGACTTTGCTAAATTTCAATCATTGCCAAACGTAACTGTGGTAGATCCTGCACAATCTTCATTGCTGGACAATTTGCAAAATGCCTACGCCGCAGTATTTTTCAACAGTTCAGCCAGTGTGGCAGCGGTCATGGCCAATGTGCCAATTTTTGCCGACGATGAAAGTTGCGTGAGTTGGGCAGTGGCCAACAAAGATATAGGTCAAATTGAGTCACCCCAATTGTTTGATAGATCACAATGGATAAATGATCTAGCAGCCGCGCACTGGTCAGATGCAGATGGTCGTGCTGGGTTAATCTGGCAGAAGTTTTTGCCTTATCTTGTCAAGTAGGCCTGGCTGTGTATTAACGGATGAAATATAAAACAAGGTAAAGTATGGGAACAAACAGATGAGCAATCCAATAGCAGACAAATTTAAGACAGCATTTTCTTCTTTCGTGCCTGTTACTTGTCTTGACATCGGGGCAAACACCGGGCAGTTTGTTACAGAATGGCGGAAAATATTTCCTGACTGTGAAGTAACATCAATTGAACCAAATCCACATTGTGAAAAAGGTCTTAAAAAATTAGGGGTGAAGTATTTGCAATGTGCTGTGTCAGATAAAATTGGAAAATTAGAACTGATAGTTCCTAAAGCTAAACCAAATTCTAAAGGTGCATCATTCTATAAAGAAATTAAGTTTAACAGTATACCTGATGATCAAATACTTAAAATTACCGTTCCGGTTACTACTCTAGATACTTTATTTCCCACTAAGAAATTTGATGTAATCAAAATTGATGTGCAAGGTGCTGAACTAGATGTTATAAATGGCGGGGTTGCCACTTTAACCAATTCTCCATATATTATTATTGAAGTTTCTTTGACTCCATATAATCAAGGAGCTCCTTTAGCAGATATAATTGTTGCACGGATGAAACAGCTAAATTTCTTTGTACAAGATATCACTAATCAGCATAACGACAGCAAGGGCAATGTCATACAATTAGATTTATTGTTTTCAAAGATCGGTGAACACAATTTTTCCGCCATTGGTGTATTCAAAGAAGCATTGAGATTGTAATATGAAAATAGGAATAGTATCAACATTTAGTGATAGCGGTTACGAAGAATATGCAAAAAATTTCGTAAACAGTTTGAACAAGTTTTTAGATCCAAAAATTAGTGTTTATCTTTACGTGGATAATACAAAATTATTCAAACGCAATGAAAATATACATTGTTTGCTTTTAGAAAAAACAGTGCCGGACTTAACTGCATTCAAAATACGTAACAAAGATAAAACATACAAAAATTTTATAAATGATGCCGTAAGGTTTAGCCATAAAAGCTACGCAATTTGGCATGCTGCGCTTCACAGCGATGTAGATATGTTAATTTGGTTAGACGCTGACTCTGAATTAATACAGCCAGTATCTGAAAAATATTTACAGAAGTTTTTGCCACCTGGTTGTTTTACCAGTTATCTTGGGAGAGACAAATACAGTGAAACAGGATTTATAGCATTTGATCTAAAAAATTTGTATTGCCACGAATTTTTTCAGATATATAAAAATTATTACGATTCAGACAGCATATATACTTTGTCAGCCTTCACTGATTGCCATGTATTCGACTCTACAAGAATACAGCTCGAAAACGCCGGCAAAATAAAAAGTCACAATCTCACACCACACTTGAAAAAACAACATTTCGACGAAACATTTCAAGAATTTATCATACACTTAAAAGGTGATAATAAAGCACAGAGAGATAGAATTTTTACAAAAAAAGGAATTAAGTAAAATGAAAAAAGTAGCATTTGTTACCGGAATAGCCGGGCAAGATGGCCCATACCTTGCAAAACTTTTACTAGAAAAAGATTACAAAGTATTCGGATTAATGAAACGATATTCAAATCCCAATTTAGATAACCTTGAATTTTTAGGCATTGAAAAAGACATAGAGTTAATCACAGGAGATATCACAGATGACGGTTCTATGAACCACATCATTAAGAATATCAAACCCCACGAAATTTACAATCTAGCAGCACAGAGTTTTGTAGGTGTTAGTTGGGATTTGAATAAACTCACCACTGAAGTGAATAGTCTAGGTCCTTTGAACATTTTAAATTCTATAAAGATGCATAGTCCTTCATCTAGATACTATCAAGCAAGTACCAGTGAAATGTATGGTAACAGCAACGGTGGGCGTCAGGATGAAACCACTGCATTTAGACCTAGAAGTCCGTACGGAGTAAGTAAACTTTATGCCTATTGGATGACTGTTAATTTCAGAGAAAGTTATAGTCTACACGCATCAAATGGTATTTTGTTCAATCACGAATCGCCTATACGCGGCAAGGAATTTGTCACTCGAAAAATCACAGACGGAGTTGCAAGAATCAAATTGGGACTACAAGATAAAATTACATTAGGTAGTCTGGATGTTAAACGTGATTGGGGATTCGCCGGAGACTTTGTTGAAGCCATGTGGTTGATGTTGCAACAAGAGGAACCGGGAGATTACGTTGTGTCCACTGGAATTCAGCACTCCATTGGCAATGTCCTAGAACTTGCATTTAAACACGCAGGTATCGAAAATTGGGAATCATACATCAACAGCGATCCGCGTTTTAAGCGGCCGGCTGAATTGTACAGCCTTTGCGGCAATCCTACCAAAGCAGAAAAAGTATTGGGTTGGAAACGTAAGACTGATTTTGATACTATGATAAAGATCATGGTAGAACAAGATTTAGCAAGATATAAATCTTGATGAACTGACTCTAAATAATAGGGACTCATAACAATTTTATTTCCACAGTGGAACGTTTTTTGCCACCTGCGTTACTCACAACATTCACAACTTCAAATCCATCTACACCAATGTAGTTTGTGGCCGTACCCTTGCATCTAATGTCTAAAATAATTTTAGTGTTTTCATGTGAATGTTTTTTCATCAAGTCTATGTAGGTACGAACAGGATAGTGATGTCCGCAACTGAGCCATGACGTAATAACATCAAACTTGACATCGCCGGGTATGTTAATATTGTTGGCATCAACAAGATGGTAGTTCTTTGTTCCTAGCTCTTGCAGTTTTGTGTTCAAAAATTCAAAAGTGTGATAAAATTTTAATTGGTTGGGATCTGTATTCCAGTTGCCGTAACTGGCAGTTTCAGATTTGATAGCATTAGTACTAGCGTCTCCATCCAACAACCAAAGTTCAGTTCCATACTTTTCACCAAACCATCTTGAGTCCCAGGCAAATCCGCAACCAATATCTAGCAGTCGACCTACTGACTGATTCAAGTAAGCGTCTACAGTTTCAAAGTTTGCTCTGCGATTGGCAACGTATTTGTCTGTAGTCCACTTGCGTGCCCATTGTGCCGAATCATGGGCGCCTTTATCAGGATCGTCTACTCCCATCCCATAATCCAATCATCTCTAATTTGATCCAGCTTGATCATACCCCACGACTCTAACAGTGCTATGGCAGCAAATTGTCCGTAGTCTTTGCTGTAGGCATCATGTGGCTTTTGTTCTATCACCATGATAGGCCTGCAACGTTTCACAGTTTGTTCGGCACCTTGCAACACACGATATTCGTAGCCTTCGCAGTCTATCTTTATATAGTCTACATCTTCCATGTTTAGGTTATCAAGTTTTACCACCTGCACATCACCAGTGCCTAATGTTGCTGGATCTACATGGCTGTGGCCACTGTTGCCTTCTGTGATGATCATGGTGGCTTGAGTGTCGTGATCACCTAATGCTAGTGGACTTATAAAAAAGTTAGCACCTGTCACGTTCTTTTCCAAACACTCTCTAAACACAGCAACTGGTTCAAACGCAACAACCTTGGCAAAATTGTCCACTAGGTCTCGACTCCATAGTCCTACATTGGCACCAATGTCCAGTGCAGTTCCGCGTTTGGCACACAGTCCAATACTGCGTTTACGCACAGCAATTTGGTATTCTGGCGGTAGTCCTTTGTCTACACTTTTCTTTAGCATTTTGGGGAAGTGTGTTTCAAAGTCGGGAAATTGCCATCCATAATGTTCACGCATTGTTTGTCTCCTGTAATATTCTTAGTGCAGTACCATCAAGCAGTTCTGAATTGTGAAACTGCCCATAGGCCAAGTGGCATGCCCACGCATAGATTTGATCTTGTTCGGGATACCAGGGATTGTTAATTTTAGATAGGTCAGTGTTTGACACTGGAATAGCAGCATTTGCTGGTGCCAGTGCAAATGCTGGTACACCGGCCAGCACACTTTCTGTGGCTGCAATTGAGTTATACGTTACCACAGCATGAACATCAGTCAGTGCTGATTGTAAGTCATTAGCCACTCGTGCTTGTCGATTGGGATTGCGTTCACGCACTACTATTTCTCGATCAGTGTGTTGTTTGATTGTGGCAACAGTTTGTTCAATCCATTCTGCTAGATTGATGTTGTAAAATATACAGGGTTTTTCATCCGGTACTGCTAGTAATATTTTGCTGCCATGTCGACGTACAGGCATGGCAATACCATGACGTTGCCAACGATCAGCAGGCCTTGGCACTACCTCATTGTGCTGTAAGTTGTTGAGCACTAGCCTGTGCCATTGTTTCCATCCATGCGGATTTTGAAGATTGGGTCTGTTACCAACATATCCAGAATCCATGTACCAAAATGGTCTTTTGTGTGCCCAACATTGCTTGATAATCTTGTGTTTCATTATGCCACGGATCACTAGCGGAGCGTCACTATCTGTGTAACGCCATGTTTCCAATTCTGTTGGCACTGTACCTGATCCGCGAGCAAACATTTCTATGTACTCGTCGGAATTTTTCTTGTTGAGAAATATCCAGTTCATTGCCAATATGCTTCTGTACGTTGAACTAGTAAGTCACTAGCAGGACTACGTCCTGTGGTTTTGCGTTTGCCTTTGAGATGGTCTAGATATGCACCCCAATCTGAATTGATTAAGGGATGACCTTCGCCTGAGATTAAATGACTCGACCAATCAAATTCTATCAGTGGCAAGTGACTTCTTACTGCATCAAACACAAACGAGTCATGCCATTCTGCTAAAGTAAAGATACCTTGTTCGGCGTTATCATAGTATCGCTGAAACTGGGTTAAGAAATCTCTTGTGCGTGGACTGCGGAGATTCATTGCATACAATCCGCACTCGCTGAATTTGCCACGCCGGCCTAAGAAACAAAGATCCACAGCATCTGGGCATAATCTTTCTAAATCAGTTTGGGTGATTGCACTATGACAAACTGTGTCTGCATCCATCCAAATCAGCCAATCAGTTTGTGTGTTTTTTGCACAATGGAAAATGCTATAGACCTTGTGACTGAATCGCACAGCATCCCATTTGAATCCTTTGCCAGCATCCTTGCGTTTTGATCTGACTGGATCAGCACTGACATCTCCATTGGCTCGGGGTATATCTTGCCATTGTTGTTTAAATTCAGTGAGTTTGTCAACTATAGCAATGTCACGCACCTCAAGATTAGAGGCTGTTTCAGCTACGTTACAATTTTCTGCATACACAACCAGATCAACTGGCCAGTTTTGCAAAAATGTTTGAATCATGCGTTGGCCGTATTTTGCATAACCATCCGCGTTGAAAGTGGTAATTACAGTGTGTTTCATCTCACATACTTATGATCAATAACATAGCCTATTTTCCTTCTCAGTGTGCTCAAAACAGTAGACCCATAATGTCGGCTGTGTTGGATTATTTGCAGGCACGTGGTATACAAACACAAGAAAATTCAATGGAATCCGATGCGGCTGTGATTTGGTCAGTGTTGTGGGCAGGCAGAATGGCACCCAATCGAGCAGTATACGATCACTATAGATCACAAAACAAGCCAGTTGTGATAATTGAAATAGGTGCGCTATATCGCGGCAACACCTGGAAGATTGCAGTAAACAACATTACCTCACAAGGCTACTATGGCCATTTGGACAATTTAGATTGGGACCGCCCTGCCAAACTAAAGATCAGTTTGGCCAAACAAATTGGTTCCAAGCCCAACATTGTTATTGCCGCACAACATGATCGTAGTTTGCAAGTTGATGGAGTCAACATGACTGATTGGGTTAAAAACACAATTGGTATTCTTAGAAATAATACAGATCGTCCTATTACCATACGCCCGCATCCACGCTGTAGACTGATGTTAAATAGCTTGCCACCTGGTGTGAGTGTTGAACCTCCAAAAAAACTAGTCAACACATACGACAGTTACGACATGCACTTTGATTGTCACGCTGTGGTAAACTACAATTCAGGTCCGGGCATACAAGCAGCCATTGCAGGAGTACGTCCGGTTGTGGAGATGACCAGTTTGGCCTATCCTGTAGGGGTTGGATTTAGTGACGTTGAACAACCTTATGAAACGGATAGAGATCTATGGCTCAGACAAATTTGCCATACTGAATACACCGTGGAAGAACTACAAAGAGGCACATGGCTAAAAAGAATAGAACCCGCACTGACCAAATGATTGACTGCGCCTGCGTTATTCACGGAACTGGATATGATTGGATATATGTTGAACGATTGTACAACATGTTGAACCGACATCTAAGTGGGGGCTGCAGAATGCACGTTTACACAGAACATGATCGATCAGTACCACCGCATATGATCAAACATTGTTTGGAAGACTGGCCAGGTATAGGCGGTCCTAAAAAATCCTGGTGGTACAAAATGCAGTTGTTTAATCCTGAACATTACTCAGGAGATTTGTTGTATTTTGACTTGGATGTTGTGATCAACGGAGACATAACGTGGA